AAAATTGTAGAGCTGATCGACAGATACCACCAAGAGAAAACTGATACACAGCGTGGACACATGGGCGGCAGTTTGCTCGGGAATAAGTGCGAAAGATCGCTTTGGTATTTGTTCAGATGGACATTTAAAGAAAACTTCCCCGGTCGTATCCGACGCCTGTTTCGTCGAGGCCACGATGAGGAACGCACCATTGTCAGTGATCTGCGAGCAATCGGTATTGATATCCGTGACGTTGGCAACAATCAGGCGCGTGTCGAATTTGGCGGACACGTTAGCGGATCAGTTGATGGCGTGATCAAGAGCGGCGTACCCGGTCATGAGATGCAAGAATTTCTAGCAGAGTTTAAGACTCACAACAAGCGTTCTTTTGACGCTGTTTCGAGGAAAGGCGTTCAAGAGTCTAAGCCTATGCACTATGCACAAATGCAAGTGTATATGCTTGGAAAAGAAATACACAAAGCATTGTATGTCGCCGTGTGCAAGGACAACGACGAGATGTACACCGAGATCGTCGAGTTCGACAAAGAGTTTGCCGAGCGCTTACTGCGCAAGGGAGAATGGGTTGCGACTTCAAACGAGGCGCCGCCAAGACTGTCGAGCGATCCAACTTGGTTTCAATGCAAGATGTGTCCGGCGAAACATATCTGCCACGAGAATAAACCGACCAAACAAATTAACTGTCGGACGTGCGCTCACTCGGAGCCAAAAGACAATGGCACTTGGACGTGCAACAGGCATAACGCGGACAACATTCCCGAGGATTTTCAGCACAAAGGATGCGAGGATCATATCCTCCATCGAGACGTTGTGCCTTGGCCGAGGATGGAAAACGACGATCCTAATGTTGTCACGTTTGAGATTAACGGCCAGTTCATTAAGAACGGCAATGGAGAAGATTGTTTTGCAAGCAGTGAGCTTGTTAGCAATACGGATGCTTGTCTGAGTCCAGACGAGTTTATTGGAAATTTAAGATCTGACTTTGGGGGAAAGATATCAGGATGAACGTATTAGATTTATTTAGCGGTATTGGCGGTTTTAGTTTAGGCCTAGAGCGAGCTGGATTTAAAACTGTTGCATTTTGCGAAGTAGATAAAAAATGCCAAGCAGTATTAAAAAAGCACTGGCCTGACGTACCTGTGTTTGATGATGTATCAAATTTAAAAGGAAAAGACATTGAAGAAACAATCGACGTTATTTGCGGAGGATTCCCCTGCCAAGACATTAGTCTCGCAGGAAAGGGAGCAGGACTTGCTGGAAAAAGATCTGGACTCTGGTCAGAATTTCACCGGCTCATCAAAGAAATCAGGCCGAAGTACGCAATCATCGAAAACGTTAGCGCCCTTCGCTCTCGAGGATTGGATCAAGTTCTCAGGGCGCTCTCTGAGATCGGCTACGATGCGGAATGGCATTGTATTACCGCAGCCTCAGTTGGTGCGCCTCACCGCCGGGACAGGATCTGGATTGTGGCCTACTCCTCGAACAAGGGGATTGATAGGGGGCAGTGGGAGCAAACAGATGATGCAAGCGAAAGTGGATTCAGGGGAACTGACAGCGGAGGAAGCATCAGCAATGTCGAGTTTGAAACTATGGGCAACACCAACGACTCAAGAAGTGGAGCATCCAAAAATGGTAATAACACCAAACGGTCGGAGACTGTCGAAAGACGGCAAGAGCGATCATTCAATAGGTCTAGCGGATCAAGTGCAAATTTGGCCCACGCCGACGACATCAGATCACAAAGGTGCGGCAGCGCCGGAATCCGTGAAAACTTGGGAAAAGCGTGGTCACAATTTACCGGAGGCAGTTCAATTGGATACAGTTGGGAAATGGCCGACACCGACGACAAGGGATTACAAGGGGATGTCGGGGAAAGGGAGGCAGGAACGCAAGGGGAATCCGAAAGACACACTTCCGAACGCGGTTGGTGGGCAACTGAACCCGACGTGGGTCGAGTGGCTAATGGGATTTCCGGCAGAGTGGACAGACTTAAGCAACTCGGAAACGCAGTAGTACCACAAATACCACAACTTATTGGAATGGCAATTAAGGAGACTGAAAAATGATTAAGACAGATATAGAAAGCACACTAGCCGAGCGTCACGGGCAATACGGACATTACACTTATGTTAGTAAAACCAGCCAGCTCTTAAAGCGAACCATTCGAGAGTCGCCAAACTACAAAACGATGCCAGCGTACATGAACGAGAGTCTCGACATGATATGCAACAAACTGGCTCGGATCTTGTGCGGCAATTACTTTCTTCGAGACTCATGGCTCGACATAGAGGGCTACGCAAAACTGGTGACCGATGAACTTGATAAACTGGATGACTTGAATGCTGAGAAAGTATCAGAACTTAGCGATTGATCAACTCTACGAATGGTTTCGGTTTAACAGGCACGGGAATCCGTGCATTGTTTTGCCGACCGGCAGTGGGAAGTCGCACGTCGTTGCAGCGATATGTCAGGACTCAATAAAAAGATGGCCTGACACTCGTATCTTAATGGCGACACACGTCAAGGAATTAATCGAGCAGAATGCGGAAAAAATGCTTTTGCACTGGCCAGACGCGCCGCTCGGTATCTACTCAGCAGGAATTGGGCGTAAAGAATCCCATTGCAAAATCACGTTTGCAGGCATTCAGTCTATCAGAAACAAGGCCCACGAAATAGGGCATATTGATCTGATGATTGTCGATGAAGCTCACCTGATATCGCATAACACGGATACCAGTTACCGTAAACTAATCGATGCGCTCAAGATTATTAATCCTGCGTTGCGCGTTGTCGGATTGACTGCGACGCCGTACAGACTCGGTCACGGGATGCTGACCGATGAAGAGGGCATATTCCATGATCTGATTGAGCCGACCAGTATCGAGGCGCTAGTTGAGGATAAATACCTCGCGCCGTTGCGCTCTAAACTGACAGGAACGCAATTGAGCGTCAAAGGCGTACACCGTCGAGGCGGCGAGTTTATCGAGAAAGAACTGCAAGCCGCTGTGAATAAGTCGCACACAAACTCGGAAGTCGTGCGCGAAGTGATTAAATTGGCTGGCGACCGTAAGGCTTGGTTGTTCTTTTGCGCTGGCGTAGACCACGCTCACGCCATTAAAGATATGCTGGTGGACTCTGGCATCACTGCGGAATGCATCACGGGAGAGACGCCTAAGATCGAGCGAGAGCGCATCATTGCCGACTTCAAGTCTGGACGCCTGAGAGCGCTTACAAACGCCAACGTCCTGACTACCGGCTTTGACTATCCAGACATCGACTTAATCGCCATGATAAGGCCAACGATGTCTGCTGGGCTGTATGTGCAGATGGCTGGGCGTGGTATGCGCATTAAGAGCCACACCGATCACTGTTTGGTGCTAGATTTTGCTGGCGTTGTGCAGATGCATGGGCCAATTACAAATGTTCAGCCGCCAAACAAGGCCGGTAAAGGCACTGGAGAGGCGCCAGTAAAGACTTGCCCAGAGTGTGACAGTTTGATAGCGCCAGCGGTTAAAGTCTGCCCAGACTGTGGATATGAGTTCCCACCGCCAAAAGAAAAAAAGTACCGTCTGTCAGACATTGACATAATGGGCAGCTCAAGCAATGCGCTCTCGGTAGAATCTTGGTTATGGTCAACGCATACCTCTAGGGCTAGTGGAAAGAACATGGTGAAAGTCCAATATTACTCTAAGCTGTTAAGCGATCCAGTCATATCAGAATATTTTCCACTGACGCATGACGGTTTTGTCGGCAATAGGGCTACAATTAAGTTAGCAGAAATTGCTAATAAATCTAAAATTTCTTTTCAGTTTTTAGATGCGGCGTCGCTTGACGACATTTGTTTTGAAATGAATAAAGGAAAATGCCCTGATGAAATACGTTTTCGGAAAGAAGGGAAATACTACAAGGTTGTCAAAAGGGACTGGTCGCTCTGAACACGTTGAGCAACGAGAGTTTGTAAGTTGGTTCCGCAAAAGTTACAAAGGAATAAGGATCATTGCAATACCAAACGGCGGTCAAAGAAATATCGCGACTGCGGCACGATTAAAGGCCGAGGGAGTCATGCGAGGAGTTCCAGACCTGTACGTCCCGGCGTGGATGCTGTGGATCGAAATGAAGAAATCTAGTGGTGGTCGAGTGTCCCCGGAACAAAAGGACTGGCACAATTATTTACAAAGCATTAACCAAAATGTTATTATCACGGCAGGATTTGAAAATGCAAAACTACAAATTGAAGATTTTATAGAGGAGATGGAAAATGCCTGATAAAAATTTAACCAAGTCTTTAAGACTTAGCCAGAACATTAAAGCTAACCGATCAAAATTAAACTTACGACAAGAGGATTTAGCTAAATTATTAGGAACAAGTCGCACAAGAATAAGCCACTGGGAGAATGGAACATCAAATCCATCTGACGTTGAGAAACAAAAAATGGAACAGTTGTTTCTAACTGGTCGCATTTTAGAAGATCAAGTGCAGCTCGATCCTGAGCGCAATGCCTTATTATTTACTGAAGTTAACGTCATCGGTTTGATCGGGATTACGATTGGCGCAATGGCCGTGATTACAATGCTTTACTTGGTGGCAAGCCTGTATGGTTAGTTTAAACCTTCGTAAGTTTAATAAACGCATCAAACACATTAAGTTTGGGCCGTATTACATGGTGGCGCTAAACAAATGGGATAAAGGCGAACAGTTGTTTACTTTTATTGATGGGAAAACTTATCGAGACTCAGAGGTTATGACACTGGCAAAGAAATATGGTTATAATAACGTTGAGCGAGTTTACGAGACATATAATTCGCTTGGTTAGTATTTCATTGATTCTCCAATCACACCTCTTGCCCCACTTCGCGTGGGGCTTTTTTTATGCGTAACTTGTTTTTTTCTTTGTTTTTCTTTTTACTTTTTTCTTTTTGGCTTTTGCTGCCGCAGCCATTCCTTTCTTGTCGTATGAATATTTCTTGCCGTTTACCATTGGCATAACTATCTCCTTTTTTAATTAACGTTTAACTGCTGAACTACCTACATAAAAACTAAAGACCATTAACATGATCTGGTCGTATGATGAACGAAACATTGCTGCGCCTTGAATAATTTCCCACTCCGTCCATCGTTTTGTTGTATCAATCAATCCAAACAAATAAGTCCCACCAGATGATTTTTCAACTGGCACTGCAATATCGATTGGAGTAAACATTGGCGCAAGACTAATAAATGCAACCATTGCCAAAAATCCTAACACAAGTACACGTCTAGTTGCGCTCGAGAATCTGTCTTGTGTTCTTAATTTAAATTCTTTGTCGGCAATTTCTGCTCTGGCCTTCATATGCTCGACATCAAAGGCGAGCCGCTCCATCATCAGTTTTTGTTCATCTGCTTTAGCCTTTTGCGCGTTCGCCAAGAGGCCGCTGAATACGCCCACGAGGTTACCACCAATAGCGAGTATAACTTCTGTCCCAAGTCCGAGCATTTATGTTTAACTCTAAATTTAATTAAATAAAATCCAGCATTCATTAACACTTTAAAACTGTCTTTGTATAGACCAAGGCCCATGTTGCAGCGCTTGCACAGCATACCTCTTATTCTCCCACTATCATGGCAGTGGTCAACTGAAAGCGTGTCTATTGCGTCCTTAGTCCCTAGCCTCTTACAAATTAAACAACGGTTTTGCTGGCTGTCTGCCAGATCCATCATCTCAGTCAGCGTTATTCCGTAACGAGTCCTTAAATGATAATTAGCATTTTCGCTTTTACTTCTTGCTCTTCTTTTTCTTTTTGGTTTTGACTGTTTTAGCTGTTTTTGCTGCTTGCTTAAATTGCTTGGCTGTTGGCGCACCTTTATCTCCCGGCTTTCTCATTTTCTCACCAGAGCCAGCTTTGATCCTATCTTTCTTGGCTTTGATGTTGGCATAAAGTCCACGTTTTGCCATGACTATCCTTTCTTACTTTTGTTTCGTTTAGAAATTGATGCACTCTTTTTCTTGGCGTCTGCCTTAGATGATGCGCCCCACGCCTGTAGACTTAAAAGCAATCTTGTCGGCTTTCCTTTAGAGTCTCGCTCTGGGCCTTTCATGCCGCCCATGCGAGCAAGAAAAGACGCACGTCGAGGATTGTCTCCAGACTTAACTGGCGACTTTAAATTTGCGCCTGTAGTTTTTTTAAAGTGTTTGCGGCCTTTTTCATTTAAGCCGCCTTTTGGATTTTGATGTACTTTCTTAACCATCTGGCCCTGTCCTTTCTAACAAATGCACTCTTACTTTAAGATCGTGAATGTGTTCGAGAATCTCTTCTTTTAAATCTTGCCGTGCAAATGCATTCCCGGGGCTAGGAACAATGACTCCTTGAGGGCTAATCAATTGCATTTGATTCGCTCGAATTAACTGAATGTCTGATGTGATCTCGCCAATGCTAGAAATAACCCACCACATAGCCGCCAGCAAAACTGGAACTAAACTAGCCAGTGCTTTTGCTATGTCAAAGTCTTTCATTTTTTGTTTAAAAGATCAAAAACAGTTTTAATCTTTTCTTCCAAAAATTTAAGACGCAACAAAACTTCACTGCGAAAACTAATTAAACCAGCAGCCAGTATCGCTAACGCCGATATAATCGGCCAAAGTTCTACTAACGTTTGAGTCACTTATCAGCCTTCCCATCCAGCTTTTCGTCAATGGAATCTAACTTAACAAAAACTCGATCGACAAACTTTTCAAACTCTTTGCGTTTGAGATAGTCGCCAGCAACCAAGACCTCGATCTCGCCAACTCGACGTTCAGTCCGGCTTTGCAGTTTCTGCAAGTCGCGGATTGCCGCCCAGATAATATGCGCCAAAGCGCCTAACGATGCGCTTGCGCCACCAAGTATAAAATTGATGGTGGTTTGATCCATTCTAGTACGTTCCTTCCCAGACTCTGAATTTACTAAAATCACCAGATAAGATTTTTCGTTTAATCACTTCTTCTGCTGCCTTGTGATCGTCCCATTTCACACCGGCCTCTTTAAGCCACTGCGCCATAATATACATAGGAATCCTGCCTACAAGCCTATTATCACCTTTATTCTGATCGAATCCAGCATCTTTTAGGTGCTTAACTTGATTAAGTACTGGCTCATTATCGTAGACCGACTCTATAGTCAGCGTCTTGCCGCCGTCATCGTGATGTACTTTTTCTGCAATTTTCAAGCAAACCTCCAGTAAAAAAAAGGGAGAGGCGTTAGCCCCTCCCATATAACATTAAGTTATTGTGTTGTCAAAGATACCGCCTGATGCTTTCTCATTGAGGCAAGCAAGGGTTAGCTCGGTGACCACTTGACGTTTAGTATTATCCCCGGTTTTGGCAAGTTCTTTGTTGGTTGTACCGCGAAGTACACCAACAGCCCACTTGTCATCCTGCATGATATACACGTCACGAGAACGGTTCTGACGTGAGGGAGTGAAGGTAACTGTTCCCCAAGGAGTGACGTAGACATCCAAAGCCGAAATTACGGCTGAAGTGCCACCAACTGATGAGCCAATAGTCGCACGAGCATTATTGTTACCAGTAAACGCCAGTGCTTTATTCATCTGAAATGCGGAGAGGTACACGGTGTTAGGTGTGCCGCCTTCTTCCCAGATTGACTGCATGACAGTGTCGAAACGAGTTTGACTAAACGCTATTAGCGTACTCGTTTCATCTGTTCTGGCATCGGTTCCATCGCCCGTAGCGTCGGCCCCTTGATTTGCACCAAATACCGTGTTGGTAATTAGCCATGTAGGAGCGCCTGCAAGCTCTCGAGCAGTTGTGCTGTTACCAGCAACTCTTGCGTTGTTATCGAAAAGTGCTTTCTCGATATCGAGCTTCTGTTCTTTAGCAGTCTTGAGCATTTGATATGCAATCTCAGACGCACGACCAGCTTTCTTCAAGCTGCCGTCGGTGTCAGGAATGACAACGGCATTCTTAAAGATCTGTGTGTAGTTTCCAAGACGACTTGTTGCTGTACGAGCAGTTGCTGCTGTGTCATCGCCCTCAATATGAGCGTTGGCTCCAGCCGCACGGAGCGCGTCTGTTTGCCACTCATGAAGAGTATTTGCGGCTTTAACTTTTTTAGACTTTGAGTAAAAAGGGGTTTCTTCTGGCGAGACGTCGTAAATTAGATTACTTATGTCTTCGCGAATCCCGACAGAATCATAGCTGTCGAATGTGTTACTTGGTTGTGCCATTGTATTTACCTTTAAAGTTATTCATTAACAATTAAACCGAGCACATCTTCGATGCGCCCAGACTTTTTGAACTTGGCTTTTTGCCGTTCCATTGCCTTGCGACTGGGATTAACGTTCTTCTTCGCACCCGGCTTGATAACTGGTTTCGCGCCTTTAGCTTTTTGCTCGGCCTTCGACTTGCCAGCGACTATCTCGCGGTACTTGATAGCGTCGTTTAAAACCCTTATGGCTCGATGATCCATGATGCCCCCAATCTCTTCCTGCGTGTAACCGTAGAAATTCTGACCAGAGTTCACCAACTTTTCCTTCAGTTTAGGCGCCTTTTGAGCATCTCCAAAATCAGGAATAACTTGTGCTAACGATTGCATTTCCTGTTGCAAATACGTTTGTACAGCTTGCTCACGGGCTTGCTCAGTCTGTTGCATGACCTCGCCCATTTTGCCTTGTTGCTGATTGTATTGGCCCAACGCCTTGTCGTATCTGGCCTTCTCTTCAATGTATCCAATTGGATCAGTTGAGACAAGATCGTCAGATGGTGGAGTTGGCGGTTGCAAGAATTGCCCTTGTTGCATTTGTTCATACATCGATACCAATTGCTGCCGTTCGGCTAAAAGTGCAGAGTAAACTTCCTCAGCTTGTTTACGGCTGGCGGCAGTTTCCTGCATTTTTGATTGGATGTACTTTTGGCCTGAATAACCTTGCTTGAGATCCTCTAAGGATACCTGCTGTTCTGCACCATCAACTTTGACAGTGTAGAACGTTGGCGCAGGCTCTTCTGGATCGGCTGGTTCGTCTGCCTCTTCGTCATCGTCCGACATTTCAACTTCTGTTTCTTCTTCCTCGCCGTCGTTGACCTCGGCGTCATCAACGTCCTCTGATTCCGATGCTTCCATCTCTGGAGATACATCCTCAGATTCTGTAATTTCTTCTTGCTCGACCTGTTCGGATTCTTCAGGCATAGTAATTAAACCAACTGCCTGTTCGATGCTTCCGTCGTATGCTGGTGTTTCTTGAGTTTCAGTCGTGTCTGACACGGTACTTATCTCCTAGTTTTTTTATCGAAAATCTTTTCATCCGCCAAGGCGGTGTTGATGTAATCATCGATAGTTGATAATGCACGAATGATATCGTGCGCGTTATCGCGATCCTCGGTGGTCGAGTCCGGATCTGTGAAAATGCTAACCTGTAGCATTTTTACGGCATCAATGACTTCCTTAAATGTGGAGTCGTCTTTGAGCCGTTGTAATCTTGATGCTTTCTCTTTAACTTTTGCCATTAAAATCTACCGCCAGACACTGCACCGCTTGGGCGTTCATCTGGATATCTTGGCTCTTTCTGTGATTGTTTAATGTTTTCAACATCAATCGATGTGCCGTACTTGCCAAGTATTTCAGCGGCTTTAATAAGTAAATCTTGATCCATTTTGTCGCGCTCTCGGTCGTCCTGAGCAATGGCTTTCTGTGCGTCAACTTCCATCTTAACCATGTCAGATTGAGCCTTGGTCTGCGCTTTGAGTTGTTCGGCTTGTACAAGAGCCTGACCGGGATCAAGCGGCATTGGTTTGCCTTGAGCTTGCTGCTGCTTCATCATGAGCAACTGCTGCTCGTACTCATCACTCATTGGCGTAAAGTATCTGTCGCTGTTCCTAATCCCGGCAATCGCCATAATATCCGCCATCGTGTTGCGAATAAGCGTCATTGATACGAGTCCGTTGCCGGGGCCGTATCCTTGCCAGATCTGCATCTGCATCTGTAATGTCTGCTGTAGGATAGCGATCTTTTCGTCTTCCTTGCCAGTGCCAAGCCCAATGTTGCACATAACGTCCATGCTAGAGTTCCATGATCTTGGATCAATTGGCACGAACTGGCTGTTCATACGCATCATTTTCTCTTCGTCTGTGTTCTCGATAAAGAGTTTTAACATGAGCTTAAATAGGCGTTTCATACCGCCCTCGGCAAGATTGCGTGACATAACCTCAATCTGAGCAGCACCAGCCTGTTTTGTAATGTTTGCCGCAGTTGCGGTAGTATTCTGTAGGGCGTCTGGATCAAGGCCCATAGAGGCCCGAGAGACGCCTGTTTTGGTCTCGATGGCGTCATCCATATACTGAATGGCTGCGAGCGTCTGAGCGGCTACAAACGGCACTGAGATAGGCACAATCGCCTGTGGATTCTTCATCCTGATAATGCCGCCAATCTCGTTGTTTAGAACGTCGTCAACGTTGACCTGATTGTCCACAATGCCCATGCGAGGATTGTTTGTCAGCGCAACGTTGTCTAGAACGCCCCTAAGCATCGCTGTGGATGCGTCTTGATCGTCATTGATAAGATCAGATATAGAACGCCCAAAGAATGCGTGTGGCTCTGGATCGACCTCAAACACAGCAAATGGGACTTCACTGTATGGCTCATAATCTAGGAGTTGGTAGTCATTGCCGCCAAGCATAAACTTGTAGAGCTGTGCGACGCCAGTTCCCTCGATGTCCATTTTCATGTACGCCTCGGTCACTGCCACCAGCTTCATAGATAAATCTTCGGTTGATTCTTCCTCTTCCTGTTGATATCCGCGACGCTCAAAGTCTTCAACTTCGGAATATGTGTCACTAGATCCAATGCCGGTAAGATTAGATACTTTCTCAAAATCGTATCCCATGTTAACGAGATCAGATACTCGCATCTCGGTACGGTGCGCGACAACGTAAAAGTCATCAATTGACGTCGCATTCCTGTCCACCATAAATTCTTCTGGCGGCACAGATTTTACTTGGAGCATCCCTTTGTCAGTTTTTCGACTAATCGTGACACTATGCTCAGGAACTTCGATTTCCATTCCCATTTGATCCATCGAGATAGAGACTTCTTGGCTATGTTCGATAACATCTACATTCTCCTCGTTAACGATGGCAGAAAACTCTTCGTCAGTTAAATTTGTAAAAGAGTAAGTTTCAGCCTCTGTGTATTTGTCCCAGTAAACTTTTAGGACGCCAGCCTTCTTAACCATTGCGTCGTGAAACGCATCATTTAACAAACTGTAACCATTAAGTTCATTAAATGCCCAGTGCATATACTGCGTTGCCTGTTGCGCAACGGCGACATCGTCTTGGTTCGATGGAATGTACTCGACCGCTCGATCAGTTGATAAAAACACGCGCAACAAACTTGGTTTAATTGATCGTATTGTGTCTCGTACTTTTGTCGCGACTACTTTAGATCGACCGTCCTCTTCACCAATATCTACTTCACCATCAAAGTATCTTTGTGCCTTAATTCTGTCCTCAGAAATTTCGCTCTCTATAAAGTCAACGGCATCCTGTACGGCTTGCTGTACGATGCCTTCAACTTTATCCTCATCCATTTTCTCTGGCTTCATTTACTTTTCCTTATGGGACGATTAGTGAATTTAACAAGCCTTCTGGCTGAGTCGCTTGAGATGTTGCTGCTGTTCCAGCATAAACACCAGCTCCTCTACCGACTCTAGAGTATTTTTTCACCAGTTTCTCCATCAACTTTTCATCATTCAATGCTTTAAAAGCAACTTTTGGTTCTTGCGTAAAGATGGTTTGAATGACTTTCAAGCGTTCTGCATCATTAAGCTCTGGAGCGTCTCTTTTTAATACTTTAATTCCAGCCCTCACAAATCCCACAACTGGATCTAAAAAATCTGCGGCAGAAACATCTAAACCTTGGTTTTTTAATTCTCTCTGCAATTGCGCTGTTGGTGATCCAGCCTCCGGCTTTACTTTTTGCGCTATCTGAGCCGTGTCTCCAGCAAGATCTAATTTTCGCACCAAATCATCAAAGTTGTCGTCCGTTCCGCCTAGAATCGTTCTTAGGGCAGCTCCAAATTGAGCATCGTCATCGGCTAACTTTGAAAAAGTTGTTTTATTTCTGTTGACTTGATTCCTAAGCGCAACCATTGCCCCAGCTTTAAATGCTTTTAATTGCTCGTCTGATAAGTTTTCTAAAAACATTTCAGTTTGAGCAACGTCTAAGGTTAAAGCCTTTCTACCTTCTTTAAACGCTTCATTTGCACTCATCATTTTTGCGTAATCAGCTCTCACTCTTTTTAATGGCTGAGATGACTGATCAATTGACTCTCTTAATGCTTTTTCTTTTCCCTTAACCGCAGTACCTAGAGAGCCTTGGCCCTCTCTAAACATTTTTCCTGATATATCATTTAATTCTCGCCTTATCATTTCTGCATCTCGCAGAGTAGGCTGCCTAACCATTCTCATTTCGCCTGCCGCATTTTTAGCAAACAAAGGAACTAAGTTTCTCATGGCGTACATTTTATTTACATTCTCTAACGCTCCGGGGACAGTTTTTGCTGCCTCTAACATATCTTTGGCAATAGATTGAGTAATTACGTCGTCTGGAGCATTTTTAAATATTTTGTCGTATATTTTTCCTTGTTCTTTTTTTAACGCTTCTTGTGACCTTGTAAATCCTTTTAATACGTTGTCATCCATATTTGGAGCAAGTCTTTGCTGTAACGCATCTATCGCACCTTGCTTAGTTGTTTTTGCCCTTGATGCAGTTCTGGATAAAACCTCTGCTCCAGCCTCTCCGCCTTCAATAACGTATGCTTTCAAAGCATTCTGCAAAGTTTTATTATCAGATAAATAACGACCGTCCATAAAATCCATCATTAACTGTTGTTCGTTTTTTCCAGTTAATTTAATTAATCTTTGTATTTCTGCTTGAACAGCATTTGCTGGCAATTTACCAAGTTTTCTTTTTGTATAATCAACCAGATCCGAAGCTTTTTGTATTGCAAATTTCCCGCCTTTAGCAGCGGCTGGATTTAAAAAGGCACCAACACCCGCGCCCTGCAATGTATCTCCAAGCTGGCCACCAAAGTTATCTGACTCAGAATAACCATATCCACCAGCCGCCCCTTCTGCAAGTCCAATTGCAGCAAGCCTAGGAAGCGTCAAAGGAGCGGCAGAGCCGCCAGTCATAACTGTAGCAAGAATGCTTGGCACAATCGCACCAACAAGCTCTGTTGTGATAGCAATGCCGGGATTTTGTTGTCTATATCTTGAAAGCTCTTCTCTTACTTTATTTCTTATTTCTTTATACTCTCCACCGCCCATGCCCTCTGGCAACATAGATCTAATTAACGCTTCAATTTCATCTCCAGATCCAAACGTTACTCCTTGAGCGAATGTCCTTCCAAAATTCATTGCCGCAGGATCTTCTGGGAGAGCTGCTGGCGCAGCAGGGGGTGGTAATCCGCCCCTTTTTCCTGTCACTCTCTCTACAAGCTGCTGTTGGACTTCATTCCTTGCAACTGGAGATACCGATGATGATGAATCAGCCTCTGCCTCTGATCTTACTCTATCTAAAATGTCTTGCTGGGCTTGATTTGGCATATTATTCCTCTCCTGCTAGATAATATTCTTTTCTGTCCCTAGCATTAAACATAGCCCATTCTTCTCTTGAGATTTCAACCGGCTTTTTCAAATACTTCATATTGTCTTGTATTATTTCGTTTTGTTTTTTGATGTACTCGCTATATGGCATAGATTGCAATTCTGCGGCTCTGCGAGAAACCTCAACTTTAAGTTTTTCTAACGCATCTATTTTTCTTATAATATGTTCTTGTAACTCTGGCCCCTTTAAATTTAAATCCAAACCTTTAGCTAAAACTAATTGCAGTTCTTTTTCACTTAGAGCGCCAAATGTTGCCTCATTAATTGCTTGAATACCTAAACTGATAGCCGCTTGCCTCAACCTAGCGGTTGCATCATTAAATGCTGGTAAAAATTGATTTTGTACATAACCTGAACTTGCGCCTTCTGCGTAAGCGTCTAAAGCATCCCTGTATATAGCTAAATTTCCCTCAATGGCGTAAGTTTGAGCCATAGCATCTTGCGCCAGATCCCTGCCTTTAGTGACATCTGCGTCATAGCGCTTCAGCGCTAATTCTGCATCAATTAACGCCGTTGGATCCCTGCCCTGAATTTGTTTCCCTTCAGAATCCATCAATGGAACTACTTTTGTTGTCCCGTTTGATTGTGATTGCACAACAAACATCTCATTTGCGTCATTTATTTGAACGCCAGAGGTCTTTGCCCCAGCCGTTGTATCTAACTCTTTTTGTATGATTTGTTCATATATTTTTGCTGCCATCGCTGGATTTTCTCGAGCAATGGCTGCGTAATCTTTGTAATCTTCACTGTTCTCTAAGAAGCTGACAATCTGTGCAGCAGATTTCCCTTCTCTGTGAATCTTCATAGCTTCTTTAGGATCGCCACCAGCTCTAATCCAATCAGACGCTTCCTTCCCTGCAACTGTCCCCATAGATGCGAAATAATCAGCAGTTCTGTTTGTAGTTTTAATTGCGTTATTGTTTTCTATTTGCTTCATCATCGCGGTATTTAGTCCTGCGTCAGGTCTAAGTCGCAACGTGTTAAAGGCAATGGCCATCTGAGGAAAGAAGTTTGGATCAGCCATCATCTTCTGAATGAAGCCCGGCTCTTGCTTTTCTCTGGCCTGCATTTCATCTTTAAGCTCTTGGGCTTTTACTGGATCATTAAATGGACTGTCAGGTATCCCAGACATATCATACTCATATATTGGAGCGCTTATTTGTTGCCCAGTGTCAAAATTATATCCAGAGCCGGGCTCAAAAACAGTGCCTTGCCTAATTATGTCTTCTCGATCAGCGTTTGCAATTTCATACTGATCTTTCATCGTTAGCTGTCTCGGCATCTCTGAGATTACATGTGGATCGCCGGGATTTGCAACTAAAAAACGATCAGGTTCCTGATTTACGATAGGAACTATTCGGTTTTGTCTTTCTTGAACTAATTGAGGAGTTTGATTATTTAATGATTGACGCGCTGGCTCAGGAACTGGCTGTTGCATTGTTTGATCATTTAATCCTCTTTTATCTGCCATTCTCTGGCCAACCGATCCAACTAGCGAACGCAATGCGTCCATATCGTTAGATGCTTTTCCTTGTCGGCTTCTATAAAACTCTTCGTCTAGATTAAGTAATCCTATTCCCATATTTATTTCCTATCAGTATGCTGGAAGGCCAAAGCCAAGGTCATATCCCGTACTCATTGGCCGTTTAAATCGCGGATCATCAACGCCTGTGATGTAATTACTGTCATTAAACGTGCCAGTATATGGCGTTTCTTTACCAAGATAGTCCATCAATCCTTTTGCTGCTTCGCCGCCAAATGGTGGCGGTGTTTCCATCATAGCTCCCGGCGCTGGCATATCCATTAATCCGTTCTGCTGACTTAACCTAAGCGGTTCTGGAGTCATCATGCCTTGAGCAACGTTAACTCCACTTCCAATTTGTTGCGGTTGCATTTGCATCATAATTACTTGGAGCTGTTTTAGTTGCTCTTCGCTTAAAGATGGCGACATCCCCATTTGCGGCATCCCCGGCATCATACGTTTAACACCTCATAGTTAACCATTAAGTATCCGTCTTTATGACGCTCAACAAAGTCTGGATGAGTCTCCATAACTTTTTGAGCAATAACGCCTACCTCTGGATTTTTATTTAATCCAAGTTTCTTGGCAAGTTTGTTCCATTTCCAAGTAAATATTTCAATACCATTTTTTGCTTTACCGACTAACGTAATATCTGTTTTTAAATTTTCATCTGATCCGGTAAGCGCTGCTTTTATCCCAGCCTGCCCTATTGGGCTGGATGCGATACTGCTTAACATTCCAAACAGCCCCGGCGAACTGCTAGTCGTTTGAGTCTGTCCACCACCGCCCGGCACCGCTTGCAACGCATTGCTTAAATAGTTAATCGATTGCGCCGGTGCATTTGTGTATCCACCGTATTGTTGCTTAGCTGCATCAATCAATGCCTGCTGTATGCCTTGTTGTAGCGCTCCCTGCTGCATCATGTTTTGATTGATTTTCTGACCCATACCAAAACCAAGATTTGCAACGTTTCCAAGCTGTCCGCCTGCGGCTAACCGTTGCTGACTTCCTGATAATCCTGACTGAACATTAAATTGGTCTGCAGCCATTCGATTATTAATGTCAAACTGACCTGCCGTTTGTGCATTCTGGAATCCCTGCGCCCTTAAAGCAGCAGATTGTTGTCCTAACAAATCAGCAACGCCACGCCCCATTTCAGCTTGAGCGATTCCGTGTCGAGATCCACCAAATGCTTTAGCAGCCTGCGCCTGCGCTCCTAAATTACCAAATCCAATCTGAGCATTACGCAGTACGTCTTGCGCCTGTGCGTCTATAACTTGCTGAGTAAAAGGATTTTGATATTGCGAAAGATCAGTTGTTGCCAGTTGACCGGCGTTAACTTGGTTTGGAACGTATCCCATTTCCATCGCTGCGCCTTGCCCAGCTCCATATACGCCTTGAGCTGCTGCTTGATTTACGTTAGGGATTCCGCCCTGTGGGGAGCCTGCCATAATTTATCCTTTGAAAATTGCGTAACCGTTGCCCATCGAGACGTATCCCTCTGGGGCTGGGGCAAAATGAGGTTTAAAATTTCCTTGTAGAGTGTTGTGTAGATATGGAATTGTATCCAATTTTACTAAACTTCCAGCTGCTGGCCCCTGTGGGCCTATCGGCGCTGGTTGTTCTCCAGTATAAGGATTAACAAACATTTTATTGTATTGCTCTACTTGCCCCGGTCTTCTTGACTCTAACTCTGCTAACGCTTGATCAAACAAATCGCCAGATGAATACGCCTGCAATCCGCCAGCGTATGTATTAGGCGTTGGCGCCATGCCCTGCATAGCATTTAATGACCCTTGCGGAACCATGCCAAACGCCTCTGCCGCGTTAATGTTTGAGTTAAAAGCCGCCTGCTGTGTTGGATTAAATGCCGCAACATCAGGACCATAATATGGCATATATCCAATCTTTTGGGCTTCCTCAGCTCGAGCCATATTTCTTGTTGCTGGAGCTTTTACAAATTCTGGGATGCTACTTGTTGTTGTCTCTCTTCCGCCTTTTCCTCCGCCGCTCATCTATATCTCCCGTTTAAGCGTTGTAAACTCAAATTTCCATCCAAGTTTATTTAATACTTTTTCCCAGCCCTTACGACCGGCTATTGTTAATGAAGAGCATCCGTTTGACTTGGCAAACTCAGCAAATGGCTCGTTTAAGGCTGTAATTTGTTCAAGACTACCACCAGCTAGAAAAACGTGAAACACTTTTTTGCGAGGATACTCAATGATTTCAGTAATGCAACAGCCGCTGTCAAGAGGCCAAAACTGGTACCTATAACTAAGAACACCAAGAACAACATCATCAAAAGTATGTGTACCACCGCTATAATCAAGAGCATCGTCAATGTATTGCTTACATCTAACCAGTTCTTCAGTGACATTCATGGCACATACAATTCCGCCACAGATAGCGTTACGGATGGCGATGCTGGGCAAAATGAAGTTGCCGCAGTCGTTGATAAAGAGCCATTTGTGCTATCTACGGCAAACATTGATTGCAAATAATCGTTGGCATTTACATCAAAAACACCAGATCTACTAATTATTTTCTTTTGCCCATTGTTGTGCAGCGTAGTCACCATCGTTGAGTTGGCTACATTAACGCCGTTAACTCGAGGCCATAAATAGAACGTAACCGTGCTGGCTGAACTTGAAGTAATTTCAGCGCTAAAATTTAATCGATATATGCCAGACTTGGCGAACACAATCTTGCTCGCATCGGTTCCGTCAATAGACACATTATGCGACGATGCGCTTGTGTTGTAAGTTATTGCTGTGGCGGTATCGGCTCCAGACGCAGTCTGATTAGTAAAATCTACAAAGTATCCATATGAGTTCTCGCCGTATGGAATAGGCTGAAAGGCGCCGTCCACAGAAACAACCATGTGTTTAATTGATTCATTCCACATGGTAACGCCGTTATCTGCGGCTGAGTCATCACTAGAGTTAAACTCTAACTTTGATTTAGTTCTTGCAATATAACTATTAAGGCGCTCTGCCCATTCTCTCCAACTGCCGCCTAATGGTGGTGGATTTGATCTCAACGCTTGCCTCCGGCTTTTGCCTCGATACGCATTACTCCAGCTCTCCAATCAGCGTTTCTTGCCGCCTCAATGCGTATTCTAACTTGTCTGCCAGTAAACCGCACATCGGTTGGATTAGCAGTTGAAAACGGCCCAAATGACGTTTCTGCAGCATTAGGATAAAACCGAGACTTAAACGTAATATTGACATCGCCCTGAGTTGCCTCGTCTGGTATTAAATTAGTTACTTTCATAACCTGATCACCGGCTCCTAAACTAATAGGCCCACTTTCAGCAAATGGAGTTTGCGATCCATGACCGACTGCTGGATCTTGCTCATGATTAAATAAATTACCGTTATCATCGCCCCATATTGGATTTTTATAAACTCCCAAATCAATACCGCACGTTCTATCAAGTTGGCCGATTTCCCAATGGTTTTCTCGGTAGTCATACGAAACATATCGATCATTTTCAATAGACCCAGAACTTGGATAAAACCACCATATCTCCCCAAAAGAACTGTTATTAACAGCATAAACTTTAGTAATTTGATTTTTGTTAATATCTCTAAATACATAGTCAGACACTTCGCAGGGCAGTTCTTTTGCAACCGATCCATCAAATACAAAAAAAGCATCTTCGCCCATCCAAAACGCGCCTTCATCAACTGCGGCAATTGCTTTTCTTCCCACCATTCCAGTTGCTGTGCCTACACGTTCAAATCCAAATACAAACGGTGGGCCTTGATATGTCGCAACGTGTGCGTCTGTATCCGTAACAATTAACGTTCGGCCTCGAACTCTAATTGCTCCCATTATTTGCCCATTAGTTTGTAGTTCTAAATCTCCAGCCTCATTTGTTGCGGCTGGCGTCCATAATGTGTTGTTTTCTTTATCGCACCACTGCACCAATCTAGGATTGCCACCAGCCCCAAGCGCAAATAAGAATCTTTCTTCAGTAACAATTAGCCCTAAGTTATTAATCGGGGCGTTAGCAATTTGTGCTGCGGCAACGGCTGGATTAAGTTGCCATTCGTACAGTTTTCCATCGTCAGACGTGCATCCAACTAAGTATTCTCCCCAATTATCAAGTGACCACGTTGTCGCCTCTTGGAAAACGCCAGTATTTGGACGTGCAACACCATAAAGCCCATTGTTGTAAAGCCCTCCGCCATATGCAGTATTAACTGCCGCGTCCTCGTTTCCAGCCGCAAAACCTGATGGCGTAATGTCACTTACAGTACCAGAAGCATTTACATAATAAAGTTTATTGTAAGTTCCAGCGGCAATTTGTGTGCCGTCTGAATTATCTCGCCATGCGTGTAATCCTCGAGGCGCTGCTGCAAAAGCAGAAGAAACTCTAGTAACAAAACCACCAACTGGTCGCATTGAATTGTTATGCCAACGAACTAAGTTAGCATCACGCCATCGGTTTGATTGCTCAAAATCCGTGCCGTTGCGTAAAATACCCGGTGGTAACTGCAATGGAATAAGCGCCATGCCTATTTTCCTTTTATTTTTGTAATAAAATGTTTTATGTTAGCCATATAAAATATCTAGGATCTCATCGATAGGTTGTAGGAATGCTAATTGAATAGCGTATCGTGCTATTTTTTTATTGTAACTCACTAATTCCCTATCTCTAAACTTATCTTCTTTCATATTTTGCTCAAATTTTTGATTAGGCAAAACTGAATGAGCCTTGGCTGTATTAAGTATCCACACGTCCTTTTCTTGAGCTGTAAATCTAAACTTAACGTCTAATTTTTTGGCGTCAACATTGTAATATGTGTCTCCATTGTCCATAGTCAATCGATCATCTTTAATATACTTGTTCCCATCCCAAAATGAGGTTACCTCACCTCCAGCTTTATTGTAAAAATTAATTATAGTTTTTTCGTTTGTATGGATGTGCGGAGTTAACAATTTTAATTGTGTAACTGCTGACTTATATAGATACGGTTTTAATTTTGGAAATAAATTAATAAATTCTTCAACTTCATGCAAGCGCCATCTTACGACGCTTGGCGATTTAGAAATTCGCAGCTTTCCGTAAGATTCTATTGAATCTCTTTCTATATCTAATATTTCTGGAAACGATACATCAAGTTTTTTTGCGTAAATTGTTGTCATACATTATTAAACAAATTTAATGCCGTAACATTGTTCAGCCGCAACAACAGTTGCATCTGCTGTTTTAACTTTAATTTGAGTTTGCTTATTAATTGTTTTTCCATTAAGCGTCATCGATCCATGAACAAACATTAATTTAGTGCCAACAGGTAGCGTTGTTGAAGATCCAGCAGATAGCTCCCATTTTTCGCAATCAGGAAGATAATCTCTATTTTCTTCCGCAGTAACGCACCAAAGTTCAGGATTATTTACTGGCGTTTGGTTGCAGATTCCATGTATTGTCATATCAGATGGGCCAAGCCAATCTCCGGCATGATAATCCGGCAAAGTTTGACCATCATCAAAAACATTGTCAATTAAAGATCCGACAGTAAACAAATTCCAACGTTTTAAATTTTCAGGATATATTGGCCTATATGCCTCTCCAGACGTCCAACTATTTTTATAGATAACGTATCCAAAAGCTCGATAAGGTTTTTGTTTCATTAGACTTCTACCTCTGGTGTATTTTCATTATTAGGATCAACGAAATCAGATACATTAAATGTTTGAGTATTGCCTATCATCCCTGTAAGGATTGTCATTTTTCCATCGTTATTTTTTATTGCTTCAATTTTGACTATATCCTCGCAAACGGTTTGCCCTGCTCGAGCAACACATTCCATAATTTCGGCTTCAGTATTTGCATCAGGCCAAGTTAAAGCTGGCTGATAAGTAAGCGCCGGATAATCATCTGGATTACTTGACGCAGTTGTATCAGAAGCAAAACGACAAATTAAAGATCCATTTGGACTTTCAAAATTTACAATTTTCACAGTTACTGTATTCATAATTTCCTCGTTTAAGAAACGCCACCTTGGCGTGTGCCATTAGCCACCCAAGTGACGTTTGAGTTACCTACTAAATAATTTCCTGCGCCACCTCCAGCACCTCCCGACCCTTGACCGCTTCCTCCACCTGCTCCACGACCACCACCATTACCACCATCGTTATAATTTGTGCCGCGAGCGCCTCCTCCTGTACTGCTACCAGCACTACCAGCTGAACCACTGCCACCACCACTTGATCCTGCGGCACCAGCACCACCACTTCCAGCGGTATAACCAGCTCCTCCACCGCCGCCACTTCCACCGTGACGTTGATATGTCTTATTAACGTAAGCGCCAAGTGAACCTGAACCACCGCCTCCACCACCACCGC